TTTTTGTATCAGTAGGATTAATAGACATTAATTTAAAAATGGCTCCACCAGCATCATCAAACTTATCGTCATTGGGAATATCAACGACGCCGTCTACCATCTCTAAATTTTTTATTATTTCTAGTCTATCTTGGAAGGGCATAAATGGCCTACCTTTTTTACGGGTAAGCCATTCATCTGAATTAACGCCAACTATTAACTTGTCACCAAGTTTTTTTGCGGCTTTGAAATATTCTAAATGTCCTTTGTGTAGTGGATCAAACCCACCTGTAACTAATACCAACTTCATAGTATTATTTAACAGGTATTGGTTTTTATTCTACCGCAACTGGCTCTTCTAGAACTTTCATTTGTTCTAACCTATTCGCAGGTTCGAACGAGGACTTAAGATACTCCATCATATTCTCTGGAGTAGTTTCAATATATGGATCATCATCTTCACCATTGTTATTGATGCCTGGCTCTTGCCACCATTTCTCAACAACACCGTCATTGATAACACACATATATCTCCATGAACGGTTACCAAAGCCTCTATGGTTTTTGCCTATAAGCATACCCATAAATCTTGTAAAGTTACCACTACCATCTGGAATAACTTTTACATTTTTAATCTTTAGTACTTCCGCCCAAGCATTCATTACGAATGTGTCGTTTACTGAACAACAATACACTTCATCAATGTTTAAGTCTTTGATTGTATTATAGTTCTCTTCAAAACTAGGAAGTTGTGTACTAGTACAAGTTGGAGTAAAGGCTCCAGGTAGACTAAACAATACTACACGTTTACCTTTGAAGTAATCGTCTGTAGTTTTTTCAGTCCACTTGCCTTCATCAAAACTGCAACCATCTTCTAATACAACATCACCTTCTCTAACCTTAAAGGTCGTTAATGGGATTTTAAATCCTTCTGTCATATTTGCTCCGTTAGTTATGTTTGAAATATTATAAACTTGCGTCTTCCATGCCAGCAACACGAAGTTTTACAATATTAGTTATCTGCCATTGTTTTTGATCAAGTCCTTTTGTGATACCTAACCATTTATTTCTCATTAAGGCAAATTCGTTTATGATCTTTTCCATGTCGACAACATCTTGTTCACCGTCAACATATTTTTCAACGTCTCTGCTGGATAAAGCACGTTGATAGTTTTCTAAATATTTTTTGAAAAATGTACTTCTTAATCGGCGTAATTCAATGTTCAGGTATTCTAATATTGCTTCTAGTTCTTGTAATTGATTAAAACGGTGTTCAACTAGTCCAGGCATTTGAGCAGATGCTTTTTCTATGTTACCATAGATTTTACATTCTTTCTTTGCGTCTTCTAGTTCAGTTTCGTAATAATCAATTGCATTTGGTATTGAACTAATATCTTTAGCAATTTTAGAATACCATCCCATGTTTAATCCCAATCATCATCTTCGCTTGTACCATAATCGTCATCATCAATATCCTCTTCCAGATAATAACCAATTGCTTTATCCAATTGACTATCAGACCCTAAGGCTTCTCTAAAAGATTCATCTGATGTGCCAAAGTCAGCACAAACATCAACAAACCTTTCGGCAACTGTCTCGATATTTTTCTTATCGATGTATTCTTTAAACACCTGCCAAATTTCAATTATTTGCGATCCTGATTCCATAGTCTGTGACTCCTTATATCCAATGGATATTTATATTTTATTCATCACTTGTTTCTACTACCTCAGTTTCGACTTTGCCTGTATCAGCAAGTGCTTCAGCAGAGTCTTTGATAATAAAATCAAGTTTTTCACCGTCCCAGTCTTTACGATATTCTTTGTGTTCTTGACCTTTTGTATCAACATACTTTAATCTGTTACCTTCTTGCTTTAACAAACCTTTCTTTTCGAACAAGTCAACAAGTCCACTGTAAGGATTCATTCCTGTTTCATATGGAATCTTAACTTGTACACCTTCAAAAGGTTTAGCATATCTTGTCTTCATAACTTTACAAGCGGCTCTAATACCTCTTACATCAGTTACCTTTTTACCATCTTCATCTTCTTTTAGTTTTAGTTTTTTCATTGCTACAACAATTGAAGATGCATAGATAAATCCTTGACCACCTGATATCTTATCATCTGGATCAAACATATCTTGCGATGCATACGTATGGTTAGTTGCTACTAGTCCTACGTTATGACTACCAAACATATTAACACAGTTTCTTACAAGTGCCGTTAGTGCCTTAGGCTTTCTACCCATGTCACCTTTCATATCACCTTTTGTAAACTGATCAACATCTGTTGGAGTAAGTAACATACCTAAACTATCAATTACAAACAATACTTTAGGACGTTCTTCCTCATTCATTGCTTTGTAGTCTGTCATAAATGTTGATACTGTTTTAGCAACATCATCAATCATTGACATATTAAGTTTAAGAAGTTTGTCTTCGCCTGTGTCTACATCAAGTGCTTGTAGCCATTGTTCATCTAGTGCGTTCTCAGAATCAATTAGTACAACAAATATACCTTGTTCCTGTGCCGCCTTTACAATGTTACCTGCACAAAAATAAGACTTACCTGAGCCAGACTCTCCTGCAAATACAGTTACCTTACCTAAAGGTACACCTTTGTGGAAATCACCTGACACAAGATAGTTGAGTGCATAGTTACCTGTACTAATCCAATCAGTAGGATCGTTAAATCCTGCACTCATACCTGTGATTGATTTAGTTAAGTTTTTACGAAACTTAGAAACGTCAAATGCTTTGCTCGCCATTGTTACTCCTTAATCTAATAAAATGGGGTGTGCTTTTGACACACACCCCAGATATATTACTGCTGTCTAGAACGGATCATTGCTAGAATGTCTTCCGCCTTGTTATTGTCTGCTGGTTTAGACTCTGCAACAGGTTCTGAAACTTTTACAGTTTCTTCTTCTGTTTTTGCTACTACCGTCTCCTCAACCTTTGCTGGTTGTGGAGTAGATGCCTTTACTGGATCACCAGTTCTTGAAGCCATACCTGCTGGACGGAAATATTGACCAAATGCGTCCATGTCATATGCTTCACCATCAACTGATGCTTCAAACATCTTTTTAATGACTTCTACTTCAACGTCACCTGGCTTCTTAGGTAAGTAGTCAGATAAGTTATACAATCCATTAGTTTCAATTGCTTTATACTCATCTTCATTTAATGCACGTTCTCTACGTGCCCAAGTTGAAGTTGAATAATCTGCATATCCACCTTTTGAATTTTTAGTAAGTCTAAAGTCTACACCCGCAGTATAATCTGTAGGCAATTCATTCATGTCCGGATCCATCAAAGCACCTTTAATGATTTGAAAGATTTGTGGACCAATGATAAATCTTCTAATTGGATTATCTGGAGTTGAATCCTCTGTTAAAGGATTATCAGTTACAAAGCCTTGGAATACGTAAGAACGTTTCTTCCAATACTTTCTACCCATATCTTCTAACTTTGGATCCTTAAACCATCCACGTACTTCTGAAAGTACTGGACAAGTTTCACCATACATTTCCATACAAGGTACTTGTACCTGTACTGGACGAGAGTCTGTCTCGCCTTTGATTCCAGCAAATGGAAGTTTAATTAATAAACGTTCCTGCCAGAAAAATGTATTGGATTCATCGCCATCAGGAAGAAAACGGACTGTTGCAGTCTGTCCTTCTTTCATATTCCAAAATGGGTAAATTGCGTTGTCACCGCCTGACGAACGATTGCCGCCAGTATTTGCTTCTTGCTCTTTAAGTTTTGCACGAATTTCTGCTAATGTTGCCATTGTTAAGCCTCCTATATTATAGCCTTCGCTGTTTAGTGCCTTCATGTAGTAGCACAATAAAATACATACTACTACAGATATTTAGTAATGTCAAGTGTTTATTCGCCGAAAAGTGATTATAGGCCGCTCAATTTCTTGATACGTTCCATTTCAGGATCTTTGCCACCTAGCAATCTTCCTATCATCTTCTCTGCGAATGGTACACTCTTGTCACCAAATTCTTTTTCACAAGCAGTAATAACTGCTTGTTCACCTTTTGGAAATGCGTTAGTTGTGTAATCATAATGACTCTTAACTAACTCTTCTAATTTTTCTCCAGGTGATTTTTCATGTGATTCTTTTTTCTTTTCTAATTCTGCCTTGCGTCTAATTAGTTCTTTCTTCAATTCGGGGTCTTTTGATGTATTTGGATCTGCTTGAATATCTTGTATTGCTTTTTTCTTTGCTTGATAATCGTCGTCTGAACCTTCATCTTTTTTCTTATTGTACTTGTCTTTGATAGCACCAATTTCTTCTGCACTTGCACCTTTACCAGCGGCACTTTGGATTTTTGTCATTCCATCTTTGCCGTATTTCTTAACACCTGCTTTGTACATAATGCCACTTTCGTCAGTGGACACTTCTTCCATATCGCCTGTGTCAATTTTAGAAACCATTTCAGGTGCTTTCTTTTTAACATAATCCATTATCATTGGACGTATGCAAACATCTGCATCTTCTTGTCCTGCTTTTTTAATTTGCATTAATAATTCTGGATCGTCAATAATACCTTTTAAACTTGAAATACCATTGTTACCATTTACGCCTGCCGCAAAATGAGATTTCATTAACTTGTTTAATTTTTGTAATGCTTCTTGATCACCACTTAACAAATCTTCTTCACCAACAATTTGGTTTAGTGCATATTCATATTCTGCTTCTGGTGTAATACTTTCGTCTTTAATTAATTCTTCTTGATGTTTAGCAAGGTCTTCTAATGAATCAAATTCGCCTGTCATCTTACCATCTTTATATGAAATAAATTTTCCACCTTTGTTAACAGCGGAAAGACCATATTTGTTCATGCCCATTGAACTTGGACCATCTGCTGTTTCATCAGGACCATCATATTCTGCAAATGCTTCTGGACCCATTTCTTCAATTTTATTTTTTTCTTGTACCAAATTATAAATGTATGGAAATACAGATTTTAATTCTTCATTGAATGTTCTAATAGTTAATTCGTCAATCCAAGCATTTTGTAAATCTTCTGGAACTTCTTCTTTTACTGCTGGTTTAAAATCTTTTGATGCTTCTGTGTAATAGTTTTGTCTTTGTAAACTATGCACTTCTTTTTTAATTTGTTCTACTCTTTCAGCAACAATATCTAAATAACCTTTTAGACTTTCTGCCATTACTGCTGAACGGTTCATGTAAGTTCTAAATTTACGTAACTTGTTTAATTCTTCTGATAAACCTACAATGTGTTGTCCAAAGTCATCATATAAGTTACCGCCATTGCTTACGTGACGTGCTAATGCTCTTGCACCATTTAAATGTCTAAATGGATATTTGAATCTTTCTCCGTTATCGCTTTCAATGTAAATTGCTTCAACGTGTTGTGTACGGCCACCGGGTGTTTCTTGATTAATTGGTTTAGTGTGTTTTAATACTAGTCTTGCTTTGTCGCAATCTTCATAACTAGTTCTTGCTGTTCCATACATTACTGATTCTGTTTGCATTTCCTTCTCTCCGGCAACTTTTGTTAAATGTGCATAATCCCTTTTGTCTAAATTGCTTTTTGTAATATCTCTTGTGTCGAAGTTAAGCATATTCTTTTTAGCAAAAAATCTAATTTCTTTTAAAAAGTCATACCAATTATTTTTTTCTGCCTCGTCTGCTTCTGCCATAATATTTGTATTATAAAGCACGACAACTTCTTTTTCATCTAATGTTACACTTACTTTTCCAAGTACGTTATTGCCTTCCATGTAGTCAAAGTCAAAGTAACGTGCAAGTTTAGGGTTATCTGTAACTGCACCATTCATATCACCAATAGTCACAGATGGAAATCTGCCTCTAATTTTAGCAAATAAACGTTCTGAAATTGGTTCCATATTACTCATATAACTATTTATCTTATGTTAGTGGAAACGAATATAGGCATTGGCGGTTGTAGATCTTCTTCAGATTCAGCATGATTAAACGTTTCGTATATCTTAGGATCCCAGTCTTTAAGCACCGCAATTAGCCTCATACTTAATAATGTAGCACTAACAAGGTCATCTGTTTCACCAGGTTTTGCTTTGTAACTACTACCACTAGCAACAAACCCTTTAAGTTCTGATATCAAAGGTTTGCTGTGTATTTTAAATTTATCACTCTCAACCATTGCTTTTAATCTTGAACAAGCACTAATTTTTGTAGCATGAGTTGTATTAAATCCTTTTCTAAATTTACGCACATGACCTTTTCTAATAGGTTCACTTACTAACATACCTGGTATATTCTCTTCACCTAAGTCTCTAATAACAATCAATGCGCCTTCACCTATAGTATTATTTTCTACACTCCAATAAATGTTTTGGCCATCGTTTTGACATTCTTCTTTTATGTAATTACAAATATCTCTTAAAATTCTAATTTGTCCAGGTATAGCAGTTTGGTTGTGTCTCCATTCGCCTATCTGTTTGTATGTAGGTAATTCTATAATTTGTATTGCGGCAAAGTCTCCACCTGTACCCATAGCAGGATCTAGTGCAACAACATAAGTGTAGTTTCCTTTAGGTGTACCATACCAACGTATTTGTCCTTGATTGCGTATAGGATCTATTCCTTCTATTGTAGCAAGTTTAATACTATTAATTAATGTTTCATCATAGACTAAGAATTCGCAACCATACTCACGTCTAAATCTTTCTTCACCAATACGACCAACTTCAACTTTCATCCATTCATCATCTCTATCAGGATGTTCATCCCAACTTGCTGTAAAGCCGTGGAAGCCATTTATACCTTCTGCTTGTTCATTGCCATTCTCATCATATTTGTTTTGTGATTCTTTCCATATGATAGCAAACGTATCTTCATCAGAGTTAGGTGTGCTTGTAATAATTGCACGACCACCTGTTGCTAGTGTAGGAGATATCGAAGTCCAAAATTCATCTGCAATACTTGGATTAACAAATGCAAACTCATCACAGTATAGTAAAGATA